TGAGACACAACAACCAGTAATTCCCGAACCGCTAACCTACGGTGCTAGTCTGGATCTAAACGTAAGCCTGCTATCGGCGCTGGGCCAGTGCAACATCGATAAGGCCAGTATCAGGAAGATAGAGGCATCACGCAGCGCACAGTAGCCACTTCAGGAGATTTTAGCTGAGGAGCTTCGATAATGACCTTGAAATCTGTAATGTAATCCCCATTAACATTTTGTAACCCTCCATATCGGCAGGGCAAGAAAGGGAATTATTATGTTAGAGAATTATTTCAAAAATGGCGCGATTCAAACAGATGAAAAAACTCAGCGTCTGCTTGCCGTTCAGGCTGCCTTAGAAATTGCTAAGGCGTCAGCTTCCTCTTCAGCCGCATCAGGAGGGTCAATGTACAACGATTTGGCTAGCGCTACAGATGGTATTTCTAAACTTGCAGATGCGATTCAGGCTGCATTAAAAGGCTGACAGCGTCAACTTCCTACCTAACCGCCTCCGGGCGGTTTTTTATTGCCATCACCATGGGCAGACCCATCGTAATGGCTAAGTAAGAGGCAGGCCTGGTATAACGCGTTACTTTGAAGTGAATGCCGGGCAGCTGACACCACCCGGCCTGTGCTTACTACTGCAGTTCCTTTTCTTTTAGCTGTTCAACGTAAAAGTCATAACGTTTAAGAAACCACAGCCGGCAGTCTTCATCCATGTTGCCGGTAATAGCATCCGTGCAGAGGTGTCGGCCTTGCAAGCGCATCCGGGCAAAGCTACTGGCAAGAAAATCTAAATCCCGGGAAGACACGACACCCTTCTCACTTACTAACTGCATACATTCCTCCTCTGTTAGACCAACAAAAAGAAAAATGCGACTGTTGTAAGTATGGCTCAAATATCCGTACGCGCGACCATGCCGGCCGCTGAGGCAGGCTTGAGGCCGTCGCCAGTCACGTACTGGTTATAGCCAGCGGGGAGCAGAGACCATCCGGGATGACGAACTAAAGGGCATGAGCGTGGCTGTTACGGTTACCGCTAGCGCATAACTCCTTTGATTTCCCTTCCAAGGGATAAATGCAGGTATTATTTGATATTCAATCTTCGACAAAACATAAACCAAAGCACAAGCCCAGCGAAAGCCCCGTAGCCAACCATGATCGCTATGACATGTAAGCGCAAGTTAATATAGTCACTGATGGAAGCTTTTCCATGCCAGATGTCATCCATCCAGTCACCTATAACAAAATCGGCAAACACAATGAGGAATAGCATCCCAGCTGAGATGGCGATCACGAAATAGATTAGAGAATAAAGTTTAAAACTTAGCCTATGTTTCATACCAAACCCCGATTTTTCAAGGTGTAATCATATTCCATAATTTTGGGGTGAGAAACCGATAGTTGAGCCGTGTGCATGGCTGATAGATCAGGAAATGACAGCCATTTTTTGCAATCACGAAGGGGATAATAAGGCTTTATGTCCGACATCCACCAAATCACGATAACCCTTGATATGAAAGATCACGTCGTACGCTCTCAAGAAGTGCTTGAAGAGCTACAGAGAAGGGCGGGCCAGCTAAGTCCACGCTTATCAGAAGAGAACGCGCTACGCATTCTTCTTCTCGACATGACTTTCGATTACCTGAAGGTAAAGAGCCAGGCACAGGAAAGAACGGAGTAACGAATGAGCAAACCGGACTGGGAGGCTATCGAATCGGCTTACCGGGCCGGGGTGATGTCCCTCCGTGAAATTGCATCGCAGCACGGCATCAGCGAAGGTGCTATCCGTAAGCGTGCCAAACGTGATGAATGGTCGCGTGACCTGAACGCGAAAGTGAAAGAACGCGCAGACGATCTGGTACGCAAAGCTGAGGTACGCAAGCAGGTACGCAGCGAAACGGAACTGTCTGAGCGCGTAATGATAGAGGCAACTGCTGAGGTAATTGCCACGGTACGCATGGAGCACCGCGGCGACATCCGACGGGCGAGGACTCTGGCGAACGCACTGTTTGATGAGCTCGAGGCTGAGTGCGCAGACGTTGAGGCGCTGCGTACTTTGGGGCAGTTGATGTTGTGCCCGGATGAGAACGGACGTGACCGGCTGAACGAGCTTTACCATGCCATCATCAGCATGCCGGAGCGCGTCAAATCGATGAAGGCGCTGAGCGAGACGTTGAAGAATCTCATTGGCCTCGAGCGGCAGGCTTACAGCATGGACGAAGGCGAAAAAGATAAGGTTGTGGATGCACTGTCCGACCTGATGGATTCGCTCTCTCAGGGGGCGTAATGAAACCTGAGCACCTCAGGCTGCTGTCCAATAAAGACTGGCGGCTGAACAATCTCTACTGGATCACCGACAAAGAGGGTAAGCCCACGCGCTTCAGAATGACGCCTGAGCAGCGGGAATACTTCGAGGGGATCCACACCCGCAATATCATCCTGAAAGCCCGGCAACTCGGTTTCACGACCGAGGTGTGTATCATCCAGCTGGACGCGGCGCTGTTTGAGTCGGCGAAGTGCGCGCTGATCGCCCACACGCTGAACGACGCCAAGCGCCTGTTCCGTGAAAAGGTGAAGTACGCATACGACAAGCTGCCGAAGGAAATCAGGGCGGCGAACCCGGCGAGCAACGACTCCTCTGGTGAGCTGGTATTCAAGAAAGGCGGTTCGCTCTACGTCAGCACATCATTTCGTGGCGGTACGCTGCGTTACCTGCACGTTTCCGAGTTTGGGAAGATATGCGCCAAGTTTCCTCACAAAGCCCGTGAAATCGTCACTGGTGCATTCGAGGCGGTATCTACAGGATGCTTCGCCACTATCGAGAGCACGGCAGAGGGCCGGGCGGGGTACTTCTTCGATTACTGCCAGACGGCAGAGAAAGCCCTGTTGCAGGGCAAGCCGTTATCCGCGCTGGACTGGAAGTTTTTCTTCTTCTCCTGGTGGAAGAACCCGCAGTACGCAATTGACCCAGTTGAGCCACTACCGCAGCGCCTGGCTGATTACTTCGATGAGATGGAGGCAAAGCACGGCGTTGTCGTTAATGACCGCCAGAAAGCCTGGTATCACGCCAAGGAAAAAACGCTCGGCGACGACATGAAGCGCGAGTACCCGACCATTCCGGCCGAGGCATTCCAGCAGTCGGTCGAGGGCGCGTACTATGCCAAACAGTTCCGCTGGCTCTACACCAATAAGCGGATCGGCCAAATCCCGGATAACTCACACCTCCCGGTACACACGTTCTGGGATATCGGCGTGGGTGACTCCACGGCAATCTGGTTCGTTCGCGAGGTCGGCGAAGAGTTCCACATCATCGACTACTACGAAAACTCTGGCGAAGGCCTGCGGCACTATATGAAGGTGCTGAAAGACCGTGGCTACACCTACGGTGAGCACTGGGGGCCGCACGATATCGAGAATCGCGAGTTTGCCGCTGATGCGAAATCCCGCAAAGAGCTGGCGCGCGAAGGTTACGAAATCGATGGTCAGATGTACTCACTGAATTTCAAAGTGGTGCCGAAAGCCGGCATCGATACCGGCATCGAGTCGGCGCGTGAAATCCTCCCGAAATGCGTATTCGACGAGGAGAAATGCTCGGAAGGTATCTCGCACCTTGAGGGCTACCGGAAAGAGTGGGACGACAAACGCGGCTGCTGGAAAGATAAACCTCTCCATGACGCCACCTCGCACGGTGCTGACGGCTTCCGTTACTTCGCAGTGACGAAGAACAACCGCAAGCAGGTCGGCACAGTATTCTTCTAAGGAGCATCGCCAGTGAGCGAACAAGATAACGGCCTTCAACTGGCTGTGAACAACCTCGCCACTGAAATGAGGCGAGCGAATTACCTGAATGCCATCGGCATTGGTGGCGGCAACACGAAGCGCCCGACGCTCTATCAGGAGTTTGGCTACCCGCGCACGATCACGTTCAACGACTTCTACAACATGTACCGCCGCAATGCCGCCGGGTTCGCTGTGGTGCACCGCCTGCTGGATGGGTGCTGGCAGGATTACCCGGAAATCATCGATGGCGATGAGGCGGAAGAGGCGAAAGAGACCAATCCGTGGGAGAAGAAGGTCACCCGCTTCATGAAAAAGTTGTGGTCGAAGGTTAAAGACGCCGATCGCCGCAATATGGTTGGACGTTATTCCGCGCTGCTTCTGCAGGTGAAAGATAACCGGGATTGGAGCCAGGAAGTGGACATCTCACTGGTTAAACGCCTGGGTGAATCTGCTCTGGTGAAGCTTATTCCGGTGTGGGAACCTCAGTTAACCGTAGCCGAATGGGATAACGACCGCCTGTCTCAAACCTTTGGCCAGCCGTTGATGTTCAACTTCAACGAGCAGCCGGTGGGCGACGAGCAATTCGTCGGGCCTATGCGCGGCGAACCGGTGCACCCAAGCCGTGTGATCCTGTTCTGTGAAGGCTCAGAGGATGAAAATGTCCTGTCTGGCATCCCGCTGCTTGAGGCCGGCTATAACAAAGGCCTGGACCTCGAAAAAGTATCCGGTGGCGGTGCCGAAGGCTTCCTGAAGAACGCCAGCCGGCAGATCGCTGTTGAGTTCAGCAAAGATACGGACATGGCCACGCTTGCCAGCCAGGCAAAGGCAGCCGGTTATGACGATCTCGGCCAGGCTATGGGCGACAAGGTCAACAAACTGAACCGCGGGACCGACGCCGCCGCTGTCATGCAGGCCGGGCAGATGCGCGTGCTCAGCGTGACGCCGGGTGACCCGGGGCCGACGTGGGAAGTTACCGCCAACGAACTGGCCGCATCCGTGCAGATCCCGTTCACTATCCTGTTTGGTCAGCAGACCGGACGCCTGGCGAGCGACGAGGACAAAACCGACTGGGCCATTCGCCGCAACACGCGCCGCAATACCTTCCTGACCGACCGCATCACC